ACGGTAACTGTTGCAGCACCAGAAGCATTGACACTAATATCGAATGACGCTCCACTACCATTACCAGTAGCAGTGTAAGCTACGTTAGGATAGTTACCTTGTGTACGAGATGCATCTGCAGCACTAACGTTCTGAGTGCTCAGAAGATTACCACCACGAAGTGCATTAGCAGCACTAATGTTGGCGACCAAAGTAACACGACCACCTCTTCTGCTATCAGCAGCACTAATGGTATCTACAGTCGCAATGACGCCACCACGTCTTGGATCAGCAGCAGAGATGTTGGTTACATCATTAACAGCACCACCTCTAATCGCTTCCGCACCAGAAATATTGCTAACAGTTGCAACAGTACCAGCACGTTGAACATCAGCACCAGATTGACTACCAACTGTTGCAATTACGCCACCACGAGCAAGAGCAGCACCAGTGGAAACTGTCAGGTTACCGATATTACTTGCTCTAGCAGCATCAGCACCAGAAATGTTATTAACAGTTGCAACACCAGCACCACGAGTTGCAGATGTTCCTGTGATGCTATCGATAGATGCAATAAATCCACCATCACCAACACTACCGTTATAACGATAGGATGCGACTTGATCAGATACCTGCTTATTGGCGAAAGCAACAACGTCACCAGAGTTGTCAACAATATGATCTTGAGGGGCAAGACCAACTGTGTTTACAGACTCAATTGTAGACTGTTTCAGGACTGTTCCATCAAACTTAATGTAATGGACAGCAATCTTTCTATCGTTTTCGCTGTATTTGACATCGCTGACAAGAGTCAGATTACCAAACTCGTCAATGGTGATACCACCATGCTTGATTGATACAAAGTCAGCACTGGGAGACAGGATTTTATTGAACTCATATGTGGGTTCGTTTGCATTGATTTGTGCTCTAGGAATCTTGAACAATCCAACAGAAGAGTTCTTCTGAATAGCATTGTTGTAAAGATCAAATACACAATACAGATCATCGTATTCATCGATGATGAAACGAGGTCTCTGAGGTCTGCCACCAGTCGGGTTGATATTCTTAACGTATCTGAGTTCCAGGTTATTACCATCAAAGTAGAACTCACCCATGATCATAAAGTAGTCGGTCATGTTCAGACCAACAAACTGATAGGAAGAGTTACCCAGATAATGAATCTGATGCATTTGCTCATCATCAGACTCAGAGGAGAACTTACGCTTCTCTCTCATTTCACCATCTTCATTAAACTGAATGACCCACATGTCATCTGGATCAGGTGAATTAGTATCGGTGTAACCACAGATATAGACACGCTCATCTTCACCAAGCGTGACACCCATAGCATAGTCACGACGAGTTGTACCAGATACACCCGAAACTTCTTTCTGGTATCTTACTTGACCTTCAGCATTGTTAGCATTGTCGAAACCAGATTCATACTTAACAAGCAGAATGTCAGGAGCATAGTTTGAGTTTACGTTGTCATACTCAGTTTCACCAACAACATAGATGATATCGTTTTCAGCACGCTCATCCAGATACATCTGCTTGAAGCGAGCAGTCTTGGTTGTGCCAGTAATTGTTTCTAGAGTACGATCCCAGATCAGTGCACCAAGGTCATCAAACTTAGCAATCCATGCAGCACTGTTTCCATCAGGTTTTGTGACTTGACCACAAGCATATGTGTAACGATCCTCACTTTGGATAGTGTGGTTTACAGTTACGGTTCCATTTGCATTGGTAGTTGTCTCACCATACTCATCGAAGAAATAGCGAGTCTTCTTATAAACCTGTGGATGACTTACACGAATTTGCGGTGGATCTTCAGGATCATACGAGTTACCAGAGTTGATAATATCGATATTGGTAATTTGACCAGTTTGAGATACATCAATGTCGATAACAGCGTCCTGACCTGCAGATGTGATCAGTTCATAGGTCGGAGGAATCAGTTCATTGTAACCAACACCCTGCTGGGAGATAACAATGTCTTCAATACCAGAAACAACCTTGGTGTAGTAAGTTTTGTTGGTATTATCAGAGATAACCGCAGAACGAACAATAACTTCATCGCCCACACGAAGATCGTGATTCTCACTGGTAGTGATCTTGCCGTATACCACGTCATCTTCAATCACTTTGCTGTATGCAGAGATATCCTTACCTGCAACAGATGAAACTTCTGCAGAAGCACCAAAACCATCAGTATCAGTATTATCGAAGAAGATAACGTCTTCTACCTGATAGGAAACACCAGGGTTCTCAACAACAAATCCATCGATTTGAGCAGACTCAAACTTGGTGGTTGTCTCAACTTCGATGTCAACTCTAGACTCAGCAGATACAGTTGGGAAGTAGTCATAGATCTGCAAAGTGCTCTCTTCAGAGAGGGAGATAGTCTGCAACTGTTCATTGGAGTCAATCAGACCATCATTGTTCGTATCCTGAATTTCCAGAATCAGAGGATATCCCTCAAGTTCTGTAGTGATGGTATCGGGTTCTTTGTTGGGTTGACGATCAACATCAATGTCAACATCAGTGAAAGGATCGCGATAACGCACAACATCAGTAGGAATGTTGTCCTGAGTCGCATCCTGACTCATGTTCCAGGTATCTGGTTGTGAGTAGAACTGAGGTCCAATGATATATGGGAACAGTGCTTGACCTGCATCAGATTCATCGATAGTGACGAAATATGCATAGGTACCATCAGGATACTCAGGTGTCTTACAGAAACGACCGTTATATGGGTCAAGATCACCGAGTTGGAAAGCATACTCATAATCATCGACAAAAGATCCAGCAGGATATGTTGCCAACGGAGGACCATCACCACGAGTTGGATTCGGGTTGGAATCTACTTCGTAAACAAGAGCATTCTTCAAACGATATGAAGTACGAAGTCTTCTCAGACCACTGTTCTGATCCGTGGGATCGATGTAACCATAAGGTCCATAAATTGGGTTGCCGTCATATGCCCAACCCAAAATTGGAGAGTGCTCATTGTTGGCAGCAAGTTCTTGGAATGTTGTAGTTTGAGGATCCAAGAATACGTTGTCACCAACAACATAACGCAGTTCTTTAGGATCAACCAGGTGAGCATATTCACCACCAAATTGATTGTTATATCCAGTAAAGACATAACCTCTAGCGAAGTCGTAGCTAGAAGACAGTTCATACTGTAAGTTCTTAGTCCACTGGAATACATTAGGAGTAAATTCTGCCATCTCACCAACAGACTCCAGTCTGATTGTAGTGAGACCTTGGGTATAGTTAATACCTTTGTTCTGCAGTTGGACACTAATTACTCGACCCTTGTCTTCACCAATAGTACCAATAACTGCTTTTGCAACAGCACCGAAACCATCACCATTAATAATAACGTTAGGTGCCGTGGTGTATCCACTACCAGAGTTAATGATAGCGATGGATACAATACGACCATTAATAACGATAGGTTGTGCAAGAGCACCCTCACCAGAGTTGATCTTAATATCGGGAAGACTTGTGTATCCAGTACCACCAGAAGTCAGAGAAACCGATTGGATAGGTCCACGAACACTTGCTGTAGCAGTTGCACCTTGACCTCCACCACCAGTAATGGAGATTGTAGGTTGGGAAGTATATCCACTACCAGGTTGCTCAACCAGAACTCTACTTACAACACCACCAGTAATAACTGCTTGTGCAGTAGCACCGATGCCACCACCACCAACAACAGAAACAAGAGGTTGTGTCTTATATCCACTACCACCAGCGGTAACTTCAATTTCAAACAGTGAACCGTTTACAACAACATCTGCAGTTGCACCGCTACCACCGCCACCAGTAATTTCAATATTGGGTTTATTACCAGCATCATATCCTTTACCACCACTTGCAATATCAATGCTGGTAATAGGACCAAAACGGACGAAATCTTTAGACTTGTATGACCAGATAGAAACACCATTCACCCAAGCACCAATTGCACTATTGGGTTTAATGGTTTCACGCTTAGATACAGTTGTAACTGATCTGGGGAAGCGGAGCAATTTACGCTGGTTTCCAGGGATCAGTGCAGACCCAGTAAACGGACCAATCTTATAGTTGGGCAGACCTGTTGCTGCAACATAGACATATTCAGAGTTGAAGAACGAATTCTGAATATTGGAGGTGTATGGATTGATAGATGTGTTAATCGCACTAACATCCGACTTACCTCTGTTCAGATCAACTGAAAGAAGAATATTACCCTGAGGGATGATATCAGTCGGTGCAAGCATTTGATATGAGAAAGTATTCTCATCCAAACGTGCTGTAACTTGGAAAGTGCCGTTATATACGGTCGGGTTGGCACCATAGACCGTAACAAGGTCTTCAACCAACAAACCGTGAGGATTCTCGGTTACAATAGTTGCAGTTTGGTTATTCTGTCCACCAGGAGTTGCAGATGTAACCTTAATCAGTTTTTTGACGTTATAGAGCCAAGAAGACAGTCTTTCGTCGGTATCTGTGGAACCAAGAGCAGCAACAGTCAGTTTGTCGCCTTCCAGGTAATAAGATCCAGTATCATCGAGAACTGTACTACCTGCTTCAGCAATACCAAGGACTCGGAGCTTACATTCGGTATCAAGACCTCTATTTACGTAAATGTAGATGTCGGAGTAAACTAGAGTGCCAGGATCCCAGTCTTCAACAACTCCGTTCTTAGAACGAGTACATTCGATGAACTGGTTAAGAGAACGTTCTTTATATTGAACAACTTCCTCATCATTAATGCGAATTGTGCCGTTTCTCTCGGGCCAACCGATTGTGGAGTCAACGGTGATGATCTGATCGTTCTCACCAAGGAATTCGACCAGTTTTGTCTTATAAGGGATAACAAACTGACCCGTCAGGGTTTCTTCCGAGATTGCCAGTTCGTAAATTGTGTCTGTACCTTCGATGATCGAGATAACGTTCTCAATCAGCGCAGAGGCAGCCCTAACATTAGTATCAACCTCATCAGCAAACTGTTGGAGCTGACCATCAATCAAATTACGAGGATCACCTTCAATAAGAGTTGCACGGAGAACAGTATCGACTACCCAAGTAGCAGATGACGGAGAAATGACCTCATCTTTAGGATAGTAGACATCGATCTCTTCACCAAAGAGAATTTTGAACAAAAACTGAGTTGCAGTCTTCGTACCTTTGGAAAGGTAGAAATCACGGATCTTTTTAATGACCTGGATCGGATTTACCTTCGTATAATCAACTGTAATCGTCGGCAAATACTGACGACGGATTTTTTCAAACAGTTGACGGATAAAGAGAGTATCCAGAGAAACAATCTTTGCACCAGATGCGTGATTGCTTAATTTGAGTTCATCTTCGGTTGCGAAGATTTGATTTCCATAATTATCATAATCTACAGTGCCGCTAACACCACGAACACAACCAACCAGCGCAGAAGGCTTGTAATCCTTACCAGTGGTTGTAATATCGAAACCAGTAACCTCATCAAAACCAACATCTACAGATGCACGCGCTGCTTGGGGTTCTGCAATGAAGATTTTGGGCGGATTGTTGACATCATACCCTTCACCGAAGTTTGTGATACTAATATCAGTAATTGCGCCGTTGAAAATGGTTGCAACAGCAGTTGCACCAGTACCACCGATGAATTCACCAGCAGCGTCCTTTCTATCGTCCACAATGTAGACAGATGGTGCATCTGTGTAACCTCTGCCGCCAGTCAGCAGTTCAATATCGGTAACTGATCCAGAAGCGACGGTAACACCAAGAACTTGAGCGCCAATAGGTTGAACAATGCGTGCTCTAGGGGGAGTTGTATACCCACGACCTCTATTGGTGATTGTAACGCCAGAGACACGCCCCTCAGGCGTTAATTGGGCAACAGCAGCAGCATTGATACCACCTGCAGGAGCAGGGTCAATATAAACAGTCGGAGGGTTCTTATAACCGAATCCGTTTTTGTTTACTTTTACAGTAATGGTGTCTACAACCAAACGACCCTCACTATCAATCTGAGGATCGGTGATTTCAGCACCACCAGGGTTTTTGAAGGTTACTGCGGGGATGAAATCGTAACCAGAACCAGAATTCGTAATTTTTACGCTATTGACGGTACCAGTTGCATCGTCAACAGTAAGTTCTGCGGTTGCTTGAGTGCCATTTGCATTAGTTGGCGCACTAATCTCAATAAATGGAGGATTATACGCAGTATAACCTTGACCACCGTCAATTAATTGGATATTTTTGATGCCAGCAACCAAAGTTCGCGCAGTTGCACCTTCGCCACCAAGGTCAGAGGGGGTAACAGTTACCTTTGGCGCAAAATCGAGACGATAACCAGAACCACCGTCCTTTACAATCAGATCGACAACATTTCCGTCTTCATCAACACTGGAAACTGCGTGTGCACCGTCACCAATTGCGGGGGAGTTGTATTCTACCGATCTAATATCAAGGAATTCACTTTCACTAAGTTGTGTAGTGCGGAATTCGATATAACAACCATCATTCTTTGTGTTATAAAGAACGTAGTCCTCATAAGGACGTTGTAGTTGGTTATTGCGGTTAACAATCAAACCAACAGCAGAAACAGGAGTGTAGTGCTGAAGGTTTTTGCGAAGTTTATAGATTTTAGACCCAGTATCAGGGGCATTGTTATCCATCGTGACGATGGGTGTGTCGGCAAAACCAACCATGTACTTGATACTGGTGGATGCTGGGTTATCTGTACCCAGAATCGCTCTAGGGGGAGTTGTGAAGCGAATATCATCGCCTTCGACAACATAATCAGTAATAGGAACAAGAACTTGATCGTATACCTTGACAATCAAGTGATATGCAGAAACAGGAGCAACAGGTTCACCCAAAAACTTCAGGGCAAACGTATTCTGTGCTCCATCAAACTGGGAATATGGAGATTCCAAGAACTGTTCCTTTTTACGGAACTCATTCAACGAAATACCAGGAGTCAGAATCGCATCAGGACCACGAGTCAGCGATTCGTAGTAAATTACTTCATTATCGACGAGAACGGAACCGTCTCTTTCGATGAAACCGTCAATCGACTCAACTTCAATCAGGTCTTCATTAAAACCAATATTTTTCAGCAAAGTTGTCTCTGCTGAAAGTGTGGTAGAATCGTAAGTATCGAGATCCAGATAATGTGTAAGATTATTCAGGATATCGTACGGCTTTCCTGTTTTCTCTTGAGACTTATAGAACTCGAAGAGGAAATTTACAAACTGCTGGTCTTCTTCCCTGATAAAGTCTGGTACCTGGTACGCAACTCTATCGGAAATGTTGATGTTCTTTTGCATCTCTTATATTAGAAACAGGAATCGAACTCAGGATACGTAAACGTATCTGTCGGATAATCAATGATATTTATGTCGGTCGGACCATAGTTCCAACCGTCAAAATTGTTAGGATCGAACGGAGAAACCGTGCTATCATTAGTGTTGTAGTCGATCGGAAAGACGTTCGGATTGAAGATTGTTGGATCCACGCCAGGGGGAATCTGGATGGAAACCGAATAGGGATTCGCTGCGATCGGAAGTCTTTCCGTACCGTCAGGAGTGCCCGCAATCGCAACAGGTCCAACGCAAACTTTTCCAGTTGCATAGTCAACAGTACCAACACTGTTGTTCAGGATAATCTCTTTCTCATTTCTGGTTGTGACCAAAAGGAGATTACCTCTACCATCGTCTCTGATATTCACAGGGACCAAAGTTTCAACGTCTTCTGTAGTAGTTGACTCTGCAATCTGTTGGGTAGACAGACCTTGACCAACAACATCTACAAGTTGATCTGTATATCCAGTAGCGTAAAACGTACCAGACTTAACTGTTGAATATGTAGGTGCACAACTACCCCCCGTTCCATTGTCACCATCAGGAGGCGTACCTGCCAAATCACCTGGGTTATGGATTGGGTTGTTAAAGTCTAAACACTGAGTAAATACAGTTCCAAATGTAAACTGGTCGAGATTTTGACCCAGAGTCAATTGAGTGACACTACCAGAAATTGCATCATCGGTATTGTCAATCATATTGTTATATTTGGACCCTTCAACACGACCACCAAAACGATTTGGTTTACCAGCAGCATTAAATTTATCAATGTTGCGAAGAAGGTCGGTTCTCAGTTCAGAATCACTCTTGGTAGTTTTATTACCATCGTAATATGCCCAGGTTTTAGGGATGATGTAGTATTCAATCGGATCGGTAATGACTGGTTCGATTGATGCCATCGAATACTTCAGAAGATCATTCTTGATATTCTGTTTAGTAGTCGCATTCAGTTTATTACCTGCTTTAGATCGGATAGCGATGAACACTTTTCCGTAAATGGGCGGATTCAACTTCTCACCACCATACGCAGTGATGGATGCAGCTTGCGGATAGATGGTGGATGTGATGTATTCGTAATCTGCCTCTGTAACTGCTCTATTCTGAGTAGCAAACGCTCTAGGAGCATTAAATTTGATACTCAGGGGTGATTCCCTAGACTCACCATCTTGAGCGGCGTCTAGGGTCGTTACAACGATGTTCTGAGGGGAGATTGCACGTCCCTCGCTATCAACGATAACACCAGTAAATGCAAAGTCTGAACAACCGTTTGCATCCGCACCAGCAGTACGAACATAACGCATTTCAATAACTTCACCATCAACCAGTTTACGTCCAAGAACACCATCACCAAAGATGGTCTTATATCTGAGATCATCAACTTCCTCAAGGAAGTAGACACGACTGTTTGAATCCAGATTGACGACGTTTTTGGAAGTAGAGTATTCGTCAGTTTGTGCAGACTGAACATTAGGTCGCACAAAAACACGCAAGAGTTCTGTATCTACGTTATCTGAAGGAATAACGTAATCTTGCTTCTTAGTATCGTCTACCTGATAGGTAAACGTGAGCATATTGCCTTGATAAAACACCAGTTTGTCGAACTTGGCAAGTCCAGTCTGCGGATCTACAGTAACCTGCACATCATTCAGCACGCAGAACACAAACGTATCAACAACGTTGCGCGAAATAAACACATCACCCTTCCTTAGGGTACATGTTTGTGGGAAATCTGCGGAATTACCTACTGCTTGGGTTTGTACTGAGATCGCGACACACGCCTTTGCCGCTTTAATCGATCTTGGTGTATAATTTAATTGCTTTGCGATGCGGACAATGTTATCTCTAACAGTCGCAGATTCAAGGAATGTTTCATTCAACGCCATGTTTGCGTTGAATGCGGTATAGTAAGTATTATATGCTAGAATATCAATCAGATAAGCAGCACTAGATCCCTCAAAGTCGTAATCACTAAACTCGTTACGAGTCCTGAGGTATGATTTGATTGACTCTCTGATTTCGTTAAAATCAAGAGCAGTTAATTGTGAGGGTACGGCTGGCATGTTATGCTCTCTCTAAGAGGAAGTCTACGGTTTGGGCTATAGTTTGCCCCGTAATTCGATAATCTATTTCAACTGAAATTGCGTTAATATCCTCACGCCCTTCAATTCGTACATCTGTCAACTCTACACGCGGTTCTAGGCGGTCGATGACGTTATAGATTTCGGTCTTCATCTCTTCAACCAAAAACACATCAAAGGGTTCAAATAGTAACCCCTTGATGCGTGACCCTATGGCTGGTTGAAATGGACGCTCACCGAAGGTGGTGAGCATCAGATTTCTAATCGATTGTTTGATTGCGTTATCGTTCCTCACAATACCAAAGTCCTTAGTATTTGGATTAGCGTTAAATGAGATCGCTAGATCTTTGAACGCTCTACTAAGAGTTTTTTCTGATCGGAACCTATAAGCAGGCATTAGGATTCTTTAGGTTTAGTTGATCTCTCACGACGCTTTTGCGCCATATTTAGATATTTATCAGCTTTAGGATCAGTTATTAAAACCATACCTGATTGAACAAAATCTTTGCTTTGATCGGGAATGGGATTGTTAGCCATGATTCTCCTGATGATCGAAGGTTGGGGGGTGAAAAGCACAATACTCATTGAAAGTGATTTTCATTTCTTTATTTGTCAGATTGCAGTGATCTGCTGCCTTGGGTAGATTCCATTTAGCAGACCACAGCATTTCCATTGCTTCTCGGGTTTCTGGTCTCATTTGCCCTGCCCACGGTAACGCTTCTTCTTGGCGTTACGTGAAGATGCAGCATACTTGGTGTGCTGCCCTGCTCCCTGTCGTGTCTTTTTGGGCCTGCTTTCAA